AATCTCGCCGAGGACCGCATTTCGAAACTCGGTGTAAGTTGTCACCGGTTGCTTCGGATCGAACTGGACCATCTCCCAGCCTTTGGGCAGTGATGTCATCAGTCCTCGATCGATCTGCACGAAGTCGAACGGGTCGATGTCGTCGATCCCATCGGACGCAGAGTCGAAAGCGTTCGACTGGGTCTTGAGAATCGCCGAGAAGTCCGCAGCATTCTCGGCAGCGGTGATCACCGCGAGGGTGTAGCGCCGAAGCATCGCGAACAGGGGCAAAGCGGGGGTAAGCTCGGGGATTCCGCGCATCTGTCCAGGTCGCTCGGCGCGGAACAGGTGGATGATGTCGTCGGGGTCGACATCCTCTTTTTCGAAGGCGTCCAGCGGCCATCGGTCCCCAGGGTGTCCCTTGAGGATGTGGTACTTGATTGGATTGCCGAAGTCGTCGAATTCGATCCCGTCAATCTTGTTTGGGAGGCCGTCAGCGTAGTAAGGGGTCGCAAGTTGGTCGCACTCGATGATACGAAGATCGAGCTTGACATCGTTCTTGGATCGCGGGTTGTTGCCCTTGAGAATGATCGTCTCGCCGTCGATTACCTTGGAGACCCAAGCGGTGCGAAGCTTGCTCGCAAGCCGGACATCTTTGCACCACTTTCGCCACTTTTGCTCGATCATCCGAGAAGCAGACGAATCGGGCAGCATCACCTGGAGACTCGGGCCGGTCGAGATCGTGTCGTTGGCCAGGGTCAGAACGATACCCTTCGCGAACGAGTTGTTCTCGAGGCATTCGTAGCGGGATCGCTCGCGCAGTGTCTTTCTAACCGCTACCGAGTTGGCAGCGGCAGCGGACAGATTGTCAGCGTATCGCCAGTGCTTTTGGGTCTCTGCGGTGTTGGCCGCAGCATCATAAGAGGCCGACAGCGAGTCCATTCGCTTGGCTCGATCCTGGATCCGCCTCGCAGCAGCCAGGGCCTTGGTGTCGATCGGCTTTCCGTATTGATCGAGCAGCATCATAAGACTAGCTCTTTGGCTGAGGATTCATGAATAGGAAGAAAACCACGGCCCCACCGAGGATGAGAGTGGCCATCGAATTGAAGATCAGGCCAGCTAGCAGGAGGAACCAGCCAGCCCCAAAAAACAGATGGCGCGATGAGGCCGTGGTAAGGGCTCGCAGGATCGATGTTATCAGTACGGTGACCCAGCCAGGCATCATTGACCTCTTGCCGATCCAGGGATCATCTTTGCAAACAGGACTCCGCGTCGTGGCTTTGAGGCGTTCTGGGTGCTCGCCAGTTCCTCACGAGCCTCCCGCATGTCGGCCATGCTGCGATTCGTCACGGTCACGCCGTCAGCCGAGACGCTTTGCGGGGCGGCGGCAGCGTCGGCGATCTGTTGATCAGTGATTGCTGGAGTGGTCATTTGGTTTTCTTGCTGGAGGCCTGGAGGGATGCAAGTCGATCGAGAGCTGCGGCGCGGCGCCGGTCGGCTTCGTCTTGTCTAATAACCTCGACGATCTCGGCGATCTCAGCCTCTAGCACCGCATCGCGATCGGTCGAGACCGCACCAGAGGGGGCCAGTGCGGTGAAGATCGAGGACTGCGAGACGGCTCCCTTTGGAGGTCGCTTGGGGGTCCACCAAATTGCAGCCAGGAGTAGAAAGACAAGCACGATGAGCAGAAAGAACAGAGTCATGAGCGGAGTACCTTGATGGCGACGACGAACAGGAGAACGAGGAAAGCGATCGCACAGAGGCCAGCGAGGATCGCTTCGCCGGGATTCCAGATCCAATACAGGAGGGATTGGATTGGGTCTTGGTCCTTGGGTCGCAGATTGGGGAACAGCCTTTCTCGCTCCGGGTTCAGGAGAGGCACGCGGCCAGGTGGGCAATTGCCGTCAGGACAAGCCGGATCAAACTCTTGAGCAATCGGAAAGCTAGGGTCTTGAGCTGGTTGAGTAGCTTGCTGTTGAATCTGCGTTGATTCCTTGAGGGCGGCGTACAGGCCGGACGCAGACGAGGGGAGCGACGCGGCTCCCGCGACGTAGACATGTCCGCCACGGGAATCGGTGAAAACGACCGCCGGAAATTGGTCGGTGGGTACAACGCCACCAAACCGTTCTCTGTACAGCGGATTGTCTTTGGTGTAGGCCTGGAAATTGACGTTCTTGCGCAGGTCGGACAACTGCGGATCACGATTGACCCAGTCGAGCAATCTCTGTGACGCCTGGTCCGTGCCAACGAAGATCGCCAGCGAGTACTTATTGGCCCAAGGCGTGGAAGTGACTGTGACCTGTTGACGAGGGGTCGCAGGCTGCGGCGCGGGTGAGCTAGCTTGCGTGATCGGTTCGGCGTAGTTGACGAATCGGGTAAACCCAGGCGATCTAACCTGATCGCATGGTGGACAGTAGACATCCTGGCGCTTGATTTCCCGGGCTGCACTCTCGTTGACCGGTACGCTGTTGAGCGGCGCGTTTCGCAGCTCGTCGTAGCTTACTCCCCCGGGTGCAAAAGATCGCTCGACTGGTTGGTCGATCCCGAGGGATTGTTCAATTCGCGGAGCAACTCGCTGGCCCACGACAACGCACAGAGCGCTAAACAGAGCCAGAGCCACCAAACCGAACGAAAGCACGATTTTGACACGTTGTCCCCCACCAGGGCATTCTTGGCAACTTACCATTTCCATTCATCCTCGACCGCTTTGTACGACTGAAAAACAGGAGGGCTAGGAGGGTCATACAGCGTGGTCAGCGCGAAACCTCCGTAGCCAGCCCAAGCCTTGTGAAACTGCGATCGCTCGACGAACTCGTACCGATCGGTTTGGTTGTTATCCAGAATGCATGCGTAGACTTTGCCGTCAGTCCCCTTGGCCCAGCCCACGAAAGTGCAGCAGTGCGACGGTTTCCACCAGAGAAGAGCTCCTCGACGAGCGTTGTGCGCATCGTCGAGCAGTTGGAGATTCGCTCGCTCGGTGTAGGCGTAAGGGATCTTGGCCGCATCGAGTCGCCGTCTAAGTTGGTCGGTCCACTCACCGCCCGAGTACTGCGATCGCCACCACTTGGCCAGCTCGATCTTGTTCTGCCAATGGAGCATCGAGGAAAGCGACGCATGGACGCAACTTCCCTCGTTGGCTCGACTCAGCCAGTTCTTCTGGCGGAGTGACATCGGTGGGTTGATCGCCGGGGTTTCTGCCCTCGGAGCTGGGAGCGCGACATAAGACGGAGCAGGCGCGCACCCGATGGCTAGAAGCAGCCAAAGCAAAATGACGGTCACATGATTCTTCGCCATGTTTGAGACTTGAGTAGTAGGTCCGATCAGATAACAGGACCACCGTACCGCAAAAGCCTCAAAAATCGCCAAACGGAGGTTACAAAAAGAAAGTGTGTTTAATCTCCCGACTGTTCCCATTGGGGGCGGGAAGGGGGGACCTCTGAGAGGGACCCGCGAAATTTTGAGCTCAAAACTTTTTTGCGTTCGAATCCCCGAAAACTTCTGGGCCCTAGCAGGAAAATGCCAAAAAGCCTGGAGAATTGGTAAATTCGCTGCGATCCGGAGAAGCCTCGGCGCATCGACTTGTTTAAGTTCTGTTGGGTCTATTCCACTGTCCGCACGCTCCGCAAGCCTTCACGTAGGCATCCCAGCAATCGGGATGGACCCCATCTTCATCGCTAGCCCAAGCTTCAATGCCATCAAGCAAGTTTTGCAGTAGCTCGCGAACCTCTAACTCGGGACTGTAATTCGGGCAGGCTGTGTGGTGGCTGAGAATCAGCGCTGCTGACTGATTGTCTCGCCCCCATGTTGCGCATTCGCACAAACCCTGACTGACCTGTTGATTTTCTGATGCCATTCTCTTTCTCCTGTCGTGGTGGCTGCGTACCAAGCGCCGTACGCTCCTGGTGAAACCGCATTTTGTCCCATGTTCCTCGATGTATGTTCGACCCCTTGCAGGGGTACTTAAACACTTCATAAACCCTGGTTTTCCAGGTTTTTTTACGTACCGAGACACGCTCGGACACGCTCAAACACGCTCGGACCCGA